CCTATCATCGGTATAGTAAAGAATTGAGAGTCTTCGTCGCCCTTAATAGTAAAGCTGATATGCGCGTGATGATTATGCTTATTGATCCCATCATAAGGACGCCAAGCCCAAGCCTTTTTAGCTGAGGCGATCTTGCCGTCGAAGATGATGTAACTGATTCTCTTATCGCCAGACTTTGCAAAGAGTCGAATCTGATCGACCAAGTCAGGCATGAGATCGGGCTTCCGGCCTTTGCCGTTAAGGTCGCGGTCAACATCGATGGCACGAACCCATCCTTCGCCATCTGGATTATGATCAGACTTGCGTGCAGCGTGTCGAGTGTCGCCGATCCAGCCGTCCGAAGTTCGATCTCTATCTGGGAATGCATCATCAATCTGCTCTCTAAGCTGGATTGCTGCGCGACTGAGCTTCGGCTTCACAGACTGCACACTCCCATCTTTTCAGATCGTTAAGTAATAATTCATCATGATTGCACTCAGGCATTGGTGCGATAAATGCGTCATCAATCGGATCATATGTGAATCCTATGCCTGCATAGTTATAGCGAATATTGCTGTTATAGCTTGTGCGCTTGCAGGTCTGGCTTCTAAAATTGCCGTACCAAGTTTCAGGATCAAGTCCCTCAATTAGTTCTGTTTCATCGATTCCGACGATAACCTCGGTTACAGTATTATTTTCATCAAGAAATGCGTAGTGAGCCATTAGACAGTCACCGATCCAGTTCCTGCTGTAAATGAATAAATCTTAAAACCGCCAGACGTAGTTTTGGTGTAAGTTAAACCACCACCAATTGAACCAAGATCAGGATATGTGTCTGCATATTTTACAATCACGATTCCAGAACCACCACCACCGGCATTTGCACCGTTGCCACCACCACCGCCGCCGCCGCCTCTATTAGCAGTTCCAGCGCTTCCAGCTACACCATCGTTTCCGCCTGCGCCGCCGCCATGTGAGGCTGTGCCACCTGTTGCTGAATAACCACCACCACCACCACCACCGCCGTATCCGACCGATGATCCAGTAATAGAATTATTAAATCCAGCACCCCCGATACCTGCAACCGTTGTAGTGCCAGCATTGCCGCCTACTGCACTGGCACCGCCGCCGCCGCCGCCATTGTAATGGGGTGCAGCAACGGCAGTACCGCCAGCATAACCTTCGACAGGAGTATAAGATCCCGAATTACCAGCCGCGCCAGCTGTATAACCTGTTCCAGTTGTACCACCACCGCCAGAACCGCCAGATACTGCGGATTGATATCCTGATCCAGTATAACCACCACCACCGCCGCCGCCGCTTGATGTAATACTAGAAAAAACTGAATTAGATCCTGATCCACCTGTGCCAGATGCTATTGCACCACCAGCACCAATTGTGCAGGTAAAAGTGCCAGAAAGAGTCAAAGATGCGTCTGTGCGATAACCGCCTGCACCACCACCGCCACCAGTCCAATAACCGCCTGCGCCGCCGCCAGCAATAACCAAGACTTCAGCTGGCCAAGAAGATGCGGCTTGAACGCCGCCGTATAGCCCTACGATTGAGTTAAGCATTACCCAATAGCCCCGACGACGTACCAAGTGTCTGTGCCTGTCTTAATGCAGGCTGCTGACTTATATTGAGCAAGGGTAGGCTGAGCCGCTACTGCGCCAGCCGAAAGGACTGTAGTCGTGCCAGAGGTGACTGCCTTGATTGTGACTGCGCCTGCGCCTTTGTTTAGGACTGTGATGACTGATCCAACAGGGATGGCGGCAGTAGCATTAGTTGGGATGCTCAAGTTTACGGCTGTTGCTTTGTTCATCGGTATAAGCATCTGATAAGAATCGGCTAGGACGATTGTATAGTCTGCCGTCTGGTCTGCCTTGACCTCAAAGGTTACTAGGCCGTTATAGTCGGCGGCAGTGAAGATGTCGCCTGTTGTCGCTGGAAAGCCTGTTGCCATGATTTATCTCCTAGTATCCCATTATGGATTGTCCGATTATACCGTAAGTCGATGATCCGATGATGAATCCCTCGACTATAGGCTCAAGTGTTGTAACTGTGCACTTCATTGAATTGGGAGTGATATCCCATGCCAAGCCCTGCACCTGCAAGGTCTTGACGATTGTCGAGCCGTCTGGCTGGACGTTAGTGATCTTGACATTATCAAAGTAATCTAGGCCGATCATCGTGTCAGTCGGTACGGCTGTATCGAGTAGATCGACAGTCATGGCATCGATGCGGATAGTTGTCTCAGCTCTGGTCGCTACATATATCTTGGCGATGTCTAAGACTTGAGCATCTGTTTCAGGGATCATCTCTGTCAGAGTAGTGCCATGAGGGAAATACTTAGCCGATGAATCAACATTGGCTACCACTTGAGCCGAGCCACCGATGCGAGTCATGCTGGCCTGATTGATGATCAGTTTGTCATCGAAGGCATACCGAAGGTCAGAATATGGAATCCCAGTAGTTTGATTAAACTCAATCGGTGTTGCAGCTAGAGAGCCTACGACATCGTTACGATCCTTGAATTCTGCCGTGCCATCGGTACGGATAAAGAATGCGCCTTGCTCTGCGAACTCTGCCGCTTTAAGGGCTTGCAAGGATGTGCGAGCTGTTGCAGGATCGGCTTGAACTGTTGTAGAGCCTGTGTCTGTAATTCTCATCGATGTAGGGAATGAGACCTGATCAAGAATCTTTGTGATGCGTGTGCCAGTAGTTTGACCCGCTGTGGCGCCCGTCACACTTGCTATGTTAGCCATCTGAAAGAGTCTAAAAGCATCTGAACAGACTATGTCCACATAGCCTAATTCCTGACCAGTTGGGAAAGAGTATTTATATGAATCAACATAACCTGAGAATAAGAAGTGCTGGCTGGTTGGAGTAGTAGCTGCGACACGAACCTTGCGAAGTGGAGTCAAGTATCCAAAATAGGGTGAAGATGTGTTTTGAGGGTTGAAGGCGCCTGTCTCATCGATTACTCGGACAGTACATGTGCCCGTCTCGTAGGTATCGCGCATGATACTTCTGCCGCGCTGAATCTTAATTGATCGAGTAGTGCTACTGAGATCGACTACAGGATCAGGGACTTCCGTTGCAGCGAATTGAGATACGCCGATGACGCCGTTGATAGGATCGCCAATAGTAAACGGATAGCCGAAGGTCGCCCCTTGGCTAAAGTCGAACGAGACCGAGATCGTGGCAGGTAGACTCATTTGATTGAAGGTGCCCCACGGCCGTTGTAACGGCTTACGTCGCTGAAAGTACCTGAAAGGGATTGATTGACTTGAGCGCTAGTGATTGCATTAGCGACAGGATCGCCATCGACATTAACTACCACGTTCAGAATTGTGTCAGCGGTTGAACCAGCCCCTATAGCTCCGAGTCCTAAATAGTCTCCAGCTGCTCTCGGAGCAATACCACCGCTCGGCACGTTAAATGTAGGCATGGTAAATGTGGGCATGGTAAATGTAGGTGCAACCCAATTACGATAAGGGTTAGGCGCTTCAGGAGTTGCAAGTAGTGCAGCCTTAAGATCATTCTGACGCTTGACGGCCTCGGTCAATTCTGCAGATAACTTGAGTGCAGCCGACTCATTCTTGTCGAGCAAGGCCAGTTGCAGCTGAAGAGATAGGCGATCAGTCTCGCTGATCTGCCCACGGAGCGCGGCCGTGACGCTAATGCGATCTAGGTCTAGAACCTTTGAGGCCTTAGTCAAAGCGTTCTGTTTCTTAGTCAAATCTAGAGTTTTCTTTTGTGCGTCTAAAATAATCTTTTGGCGTCTAGCCGCATCGGCCTCAGACTTCTTTCGAGCTGCTGCTTGTTGTTTAAGAATAGAAGGATTAGTAATGTTATTACTTAGAACGGTTGTCGCGTTCTGTGCTGGATCAAATATCGCAGCGGCTCTAGGATCAACTCCGTCTGCCCCCGGATTGTAGGTTGGAAGCAATTTGATAAATCTAATAAATCGAGAAACTGAACCAATAGCGTTAGATATGGTTTGAGCTACTGAGTCGATCTTGTTAACAAAATCAGTTACATCTTTAGACTCAGTCAGGGTTATCATGGCATCGATAAGACCTTGCCCGATTGTTTCTTGTGCCTCACTTGCCGCGACTGATAGCAATGACATTTGACCTGCATAGGTGCCTAATTGCGCAGCGTTAGTGCCACCAAATAACTTTTCTAATTTTGCCTGAACATCAACATAACTAGCGGTGGTCAATTCTGCCTGAGTTAGACCTAAGTTATATTTTCTTAATCCTCTAGTATTGCCCGTGTATGCTCGACCTAAATCTTGAGCGACTGTAGAGAGATCGATTCCAGTCGCGGCAGATACATCAATAGCCTGTGCCAGCATTTGTTGAGACTTTGTGACTGAGCCCGTTATCTGCAAAAGGGTCTGCATGGACGGCCTAAGCTCAGAATCTGTGACTCCTGAAAGCCTAGAAAGTTTTCCAATGTAATCTTCTATGGCTGGCGCCTCAAAAGCTAGTCCTAAATTTTTAACTACTTGCGTAAGGCGAGTGACCTCTTTTTGATCTTCTATAAATGCTTTAGCCGCGTTCTTACTAAATTTTAATAATTGAGTCGCGCCAAAGGTCAGCGCAAGTTGTTTGCCTAATCTTTTTACGCTTTTGTCTAAAGTGCTAGTGGCTTTGTCAGCATCCTTGAAAGCCTTCTTACCCTTAAATTCGCTGACAATGTCAGCCCGTAACTCAGCCATTTACTCATTGCCTTTCGCATTAAACTTAGCGGCGGCCTTTTGTAGCGCCTTAATTACTCCAGCTTTAGCTTTACCTTCATCTTCTTTGTAAGCCTTAAACATGGCTCGGCCTTGCATCTTCCCTGATCCTGTAAGTGTGCCCTGTAGGCGTGGGGTGAACTTTCCTGAGTTGCCTGACTTGCGTCCAGCGGTCTCAAAGATTGCTCCACCGGCGGTCTTATTGTGAATTGATACTGTAGAAATCCAACCTTTACGATTAGGTTTAGTA